CAGCAGAGTCATGTCCTGCAACAATCGCTCCATAGTGTGCGCTTGAACCATTGGTATCTACTGTACCTGGTCCAGTTCCTATAGAAGGTAGGTTGTTGGACATATAAACTCTGAAACCACGAACCATTCCACTTATGATTCGTCCATTCCGAAGAATGTCTTTATCATTAGAAGTGAAATCATTACTCAATAGTTTAGAGTTTTCATCGTTTAGCTGTTCAGCGAATACTGGATCAACGACAACCCATCGGTTATCCCTGTCAACATTTTGCTGATCTAGCAAACGAGCCATACGGTTTAGCACTTCCAAAGGAGTTGCTTCACCAGTAGATCCATCTGCATGAGTTGCAATTGAGTCTGTTGTTGCACCACCCGACACAAAACTTGCGCGAGAGATTAACATAGAAGCTAGTAGACCTGTAGCAGCAACTGTGCTGATTGGGTCAGTACCAGACTTACTAGCAGCCGTTCCAGCAGTAGCAGCTACAGAACCTATAGTTGCCTGTTGGAAGCCTGACAAGTAACCTAGAACATCCATGTCAAATTGATCTTTCAGGCGATAACCTGCACGATCAGTAGCCATAGACTCAAAGTTCACATGAGAATGTGCTTCTTCAATGTCGTCAATTTTAAAAGCAAAGTAGTTTGCCTTATCGACAACTAGTGTGAAATCTTCATCATCGAGATCTTGTGGAGTTACTTGAGTTCCACGAGCATACTCGCTAACGGTGATTTCTGGTTCTTTGATAATACGGACAGTATCACCAAAGTTAGAAATATCGCCAAAGTAATCACTATTAGTAATATCTTCAACGATGCTAGTTTTACGGAAAGCCGACTGAACCTTTTTACTGTAAATTACAGGTGAAAAGTTGCCATTAGGTAGGTTTCCATAACCAGCAGCAGTCTTAAAAGCCATTGATTTTCTCCTATATATTGGCTAATATAAGTTCAGGGGCATTCTTTGTTGGGTATCCTTGCGGGGGCCAACTCCAAACGGTGTACCTTAGACTTATCGAGTTATTGAAAGAGTTTACTTAGTAGTCTTACTAAAAGAGGTAAGAAAACTCTAAGAAACATTTAAGTATATTATATCACATACCTAAATGCTTGTCAAGTAAAAAGTTATCTAGCAGCACCACTTTCATCATAATCAAAATTTCCTGAACGCATAGCGTCTTCTATTTCTTCTTGAAAACGATCCCATTGTTTGTCAGATAACTTTCTTACTCTGGATTCAGACCATTTTGTTTTTGGCTGGTCATTCGGTTCACTCGTTCTGCGACGAGTACTAACTGATTTAGCTGCTTCTTTAGGTGAAGATCTATCTACACTATCTCTTTCTCTTTCTAATTTAAATAGATCTATTGCTTTTGATGCAGCTTCAAAATCATCTTCATTGTCGTAAAGTGCCTGTTGTATCATTTTAGGCTGTCTTTCAGCCCATTCGTGAAAACCAGGATTAGAACGTAAGTCATCGTAGTCTGGATGACGTTTTCCTAATTCTGTTTCTGCTTCCTTACGATTAACTCTTTGTTCTTTTTCAGATAAGTATGCTAACTTTTCTTCTATTTGTTTTGAATTTTCCCTTGCTTTCTTTGTAGCAATAGTTTCTACTACTTTAGCAACATCGGGATATTTATTAGCCCAATCATCTATTTCTTCATCTGTTTTAGGAAGTCTTACCTGTGTCTTTGTTAAACTTGAAATTTGCTCCCTAACTGTCATTAACTCTTTTCGGTGTTCATCCTCTTTCTTTTGAAGATGCCTTCTAAGATCTCCATATCTTTTCTTAAAAGTTTTTTCTTCAGGATGATCAGGTTCTTTTTCTACCTCTTCTTCTTCTCCTGCTCTAGCTTTTTCCAATTCTTGAATTTCCTGTTCATCTTCTTCTACTGTATTTTTACGATATCGCATCGTAGTTGATTTATTTGGTTGTACTTGTGCTGTTGTTTCCATTGTTTTACTCCTTCTCTGGGGCTATTAGTGGCTCTACCTTATTGTAGAGGGTAACAGGTAGCCGATTAAAAAGTCTTTTTATTAGTCTGATTCGTCTATTCTAGCTAATCGAGCATTTATTATACTTTTTGCTAACGCTCTAGATACAGGTATACCTTCTTTATTTAAAGAACCTGCAAGTTTAACTGGTGTTTTATTTTTTCTACTTTCTTTAGTAGGTTTTTGAAATCCAATATTGTATGGATTTGATATTACATCCCATGATCCATCTTCTTTTTCCTCAAAAAAATCAGTTATACTTCGCTCGGCTTGATGACCAAAATTTGCTTTTCCTAAAGATCTCGCAAACAGTTCTACATCTCTTCTGTCAAAATCACCTATAGTATCAGCAGGTGCATATAAAGGTCTTCCTTTGTCATCTGTAGGTTCTCGACCAGGTTGATATTGCCGTGTTCTATCTCTTCTGGCTCTTTCTGATACCTCACTTTGCGTAGTAGCATCAAGATGATGAAACGCATCAGTATTAGGTTCAGGATCTGTTTCTGCAATTATAGGTTTTCCAATTTGAGAAACGTCATCCTCAACTTCAGGAGTGTCAGGACTCATTATTCCTCCTGCTATATCTTCAGGAGGTTCTCCAGTAGTAGGTTCTTCAGAAGTTTCAAATGCTCCTGGTATACTCATTAAACCGTCCATACCTTTTCTGTCTTCATGTCTACCAAAGAGATCAAAATGCTGTTTAGCTACATCCTCATAGCTGACATCTTCATCACTTTCTGTTCGTTTTTTAGCATCTAAAAATACATCTCTATTTTGACGCAAGTAATCTAAAGATGCATCACTTATATCTGGATTTTCACCAAGTATCTGCTCTGCACGATATCCTCCTTCAGGACCATAAAGATTTCCGAATCTTTCTCCTGTTTCCTGATTAAATAAGTCAGGCAGTCTTTCTCTAACTTCTTCCTGTGAAGCAATATTAGGTTCAGAGGGTGGTCCTGAAGATGTCACCACAGGTACGGACCCTGTTGTATCGACTTCGTAACCCATTTGCTGAAGACCTTCAGGATCAAAAGCACCAGATGGAGCTTCTTCTTGAACTGGCATTCTGTTTTGTTCATCAGATGCAAAATGATGTGGATCAAACTCAATTGAACCACCTTCATCTGATCCTTCAAATCTTCTATTGTCGTCATCATCCTCCATTGCACCACCACCCTCTTGAAGATAAACAGGGGTTCTCATTAATCCTCCACCAGCAACAGTAGCTACAGCATAAGCAGGTTTACCTTGTAGCGGATTTGGTTGATTGCGAGAAGCTATGTATTTTTCAATAAATCCAACGCCTTTTACAAATTTTTTATCATCTGCTTCTGGATCTAATGCTTCTTTGTCAGCTTTAGTAAGTTCTTCCTGCATCTTTTTCATGGAGTCATCGTCCATATCTCCTGGTTCGCTGTCTGGTCCTCCCACAGGACTTCCTCCTGCACTAGGATCATTAAATCCTCCCATGCCTGATGGGTCTGGTCCTGGTCCTTGACTTGATCCACCACCATAATCTCCTGGATCTGGCCCAACTCCAGCAGCGGCAGCAGCGTCTGCATCTGTTGTATCAGTTGAACTTTCAAAAAACACTGGTATACCTTCTGGACTTAATACCTGCTCACCATTTTCATCTAATCCTCTACCTGCTTCCTGTAGGGCTTTTATTTCATCTTCCTGTAGGTAAGCCATTAAATGAGGTACACCATTAATTACTTGAGCTACTGGAGCATCCATCATAGGAGCTTCTGGCATTGGTTCTGTTTGTGCAGGAGGCATCTCTTCTGCAAATTCAGAAACAGGAGCTTCCTGTGGCATTTCTTCAGCCATCATTTGTTCCATCTGCATAGGCATTCCACCTTCTTGAAATTCTACAAGAGATCCGTCTGGAGCTAACATCTGTGTTAGCATTCCTCCCTGATTCATTTTAACTTCCTCCTCTGGATTAAGTATAGGTGAAACTATACCACCCTCTTTTAATGATTTTGTCATTGGTTCTGCCTTTTCAATTTGAACTACGTCAAGTATAGCCACTTCACCTTTGGATTCTTTTTGGGGTTCTTCTGGTCTTCCCTCTTCATCTACATCCACTATAAGACCTTCATCTTCCATGCACTGAAGACCCATCTTTGCCTCATGCATCATAGCACGAATCTTATCTAAACCAACATATCTTACAACATCTGCTGGTATTACAAATTCACCTTCAGAGATCATTGCAGGTATATCGTCTGCTACTTCTTCTGGTGTTGAACCTACTGGTGGATTATTTTTCATAGTTGTACCGCCCTTGTTAAATGTGCCTTTTGCTAATTCTGGAGATATTTGCTTATGTAATTTTTTATCATATTCTTCTATTTCTTTAAATGTATTTGCTGAAGTCCACTTAGTACCACTATCTATTGCTTTTTTTATTGCTGCGTCTTCAGTTAATCTTTTTCCATCATATATTGATGGTATTAGTGTAGGTTTACCTTTGTTTAAGTTTGGATGTTTAACTGCAAAAGTATATACTGATTGTATTTGATCAGGGTCTGGACCTGTATCATCGGGTTGTCCTTTTTTTAAAGCTGTTTTACGATACTTAATATTTTTATAATGGTGTTCTAAAACAGGGTCTTCTGCATTTCTTTTTTTTATAGTTCTTTTAGCTTTGCCCATAGCTATTTCCAATTTCTTTCTGCTGTAGACCTAACTTCAGTCTTTATGTCTCGTATCTTTCTCAAGATATGCAGTTTACCTTGAGCCTTCCACATATTACTGTCTACCTCGCTTTGTTCAAACTCTCTAACTGTCTGTTCTATTTTAAGATCTATATACTCCTGAAATAGATCATTGAAGTCTTGTTGGTTGACCAGTGGCAACAGGGCTTTGGCGAGTTTGGGGTGCATTAGCTACTCCTTGCTGTGGTGCAGGTCTACGCTGTCCAGCATTAGCTCCACCTCCAGTTGGAAAACCTCGTTGTCCTGGTCCTGGAGCAGTACCCACACCTATGTTACCTCCTCCTCCACCTGTAGGATCATTTGGATTTGCTCCTGCTGGTGGACCTTCTGGTTGCATCTGCTGTTGCATTTGTTGCATTAATACTGCCTGACGCATAGCTTCTTCTGGATTGTTTGTAATCTTATCAACGTCCAGATCCATAGTTCTGCCGATCTCTCGCATAATATAAGGAAACTTGGCAAAAGGTGCGAGTACTGGATTACTTGCAATTTGTAAGAATGTAATCAGACGTTGTGATCTAACCTCATTCTTCATAAAGCTCTCAGTACCTCTAGCCCTTACTTCCAAGTCTCCTTTTATAGAAGGATCAAAGTCAAACTGCATATTAAATGCAAACAAAGCCTCCCCCAAAGGCCGTAATAAATAATCATCTATATTCTTAATAACAGTACGAATAGAACTGGTGGCAGCTCCCATTAGCATTGATATCCCTGATGCAGTTCGTCCTGTACCCTGAACTCCCGTTTGACCATATGAATACGAGGGTAGTCCAGTGGACTCATCAGCTAACACTCTGGCTTTATCAAATAACTGCATATTTTCACTTGACACATTTGGAAACTTAGTTCCAAATATTGCTTGCCCAGGTGCGCCACCTTGTCTCCTGAAAATCTTTCCTGGATATACTGTCAAGTCCTGTCCAGGAACTAGATTTGATTCGTCTACTTCTATAAGTAAATTACCAGAGAGTACAGCATTATCTACTGCAAGTCTCATAAAACCATTCATAAGTGTTTGGGTATCGTCCATATTTTCTGCAAGACCTATACCAAAGAAACTGTATGGATTAATCTCATACGGTGCGGAACAGTACGGAATACGTTTAGGTGTAAATGGATTTATTACTAGTCGTAGTATTTCATCATTGCACACCCAACAGTTTATCTGTATCTCCTCCAGTTTTTTAAGTTCTTTAGGAAGTTTTATACCTGCTTCTTTAGCTATTTCTGTATCTACTGTACCCCAGAACTCTATTACTTCAAAACGATCAATTCCTGTTGTTGGATCTCCAGCATCTGAATCTATACCATAGCTGTCAGACTCAATATCATCTTCCCACCATTCTCTTGTATAGCTTTCACCCTCTTCTACGGCTCGTTCTATAGCTTTTACTCTAAAGAATGGACGTTTCTTTAATGCTCTTACCTGAGATCGGGTCATACGGTGACGCTCAATAATATACATAGCGTCTTCCATATTTATTGCATCAGGATCAGGATAAAAGTTCCAGATAGATGTATATTCCACTTTTGGTATTGTTTTGACCGCTGGATCGTAGTCACCTTCGTCATTCCAGTTAGGATACTCTTTATTAAAGGCAAATGGACCCTTCATAATACCAGTACCAAACAGCACCGACTCAAATGCAGCAAACCTAAGATGTTTAGTTGCAGCAGATTCTTCTAGCTGATCTCTAATCTTCTTTTCCATTTTCTTAGCTGCAATCATAGCAGGTTGAAAGGTAATAGAAGACTGTGTTTCTCCTGGACCTTCTTTTAAATTTTCTATATCTTTTAATTTGTTTTCCAACGGTCCTAATTTAGCTAGGAGTGTATCAGCAGTATCTCCACCACTTAACTCTAATCCATCTCCAGGAAAACCATACACTAAAGGTACGTCAGGCATCTCTGGCTCAGATATACTTGCTGGTTCTTTTGGATCTATATGTGCAGTATCTACCACACCTTCAGGCAGTGTAGTTGGCTCAAT